CTACAAACACAACAACAGAATTATTGACTCAACCTTTAGTTCTGCAAGAAAGTGATGTTCTTAAAGTTCAAGCCAATGCTGCCAATCAGGTGCACATTATAGCAAGTTTTATGGAGGTCACGAAAGGGCAACTCTGATTAGCTTACATTCTCTATTTATTACTCCCGTATTTTCATTACAACTTGAAGGCCACAAACATCTTATTGATAGCATCTATCAACTACGAGAGAAAGATGAGAAAGGTATGCCGCGGTCTAATGTCGGTGGTTGGCATAGTCATGATGAAATATACGATATAAAAAAGTTTCGTCCTTTGGTTGGTGACATTCTTAAATATGCCAAAGATTGTTTTAATCATTTAGATGTTAAACATAATTATGTTCCAGAGATGACGGGTATGTGGGGTATGATAAACCCACCTGGATCACGGAACAATGTACATACACATCCATACAACTATTTATCTGGTGTTTTTTATCTTAAAGCTCCTAAAAAATGTGGCAATATTGTGTTTCTAGAACCTAAACCACAGTCAGAGGTGTTATCACCCCCAAAAACAGATAAAGCGTCTATACACCTAGCTCACAGCGTACAATGGGAACCTGTTGAAAATTCCTTGATTTTTTTTCCGTCATGGTTACAACATGAAGTACAAACAAATAATTCTGATGAAGATAGAGTTATCATCAGTTTTAACATAAATTGGAGAAACGAAGATGCCGATAGTTGAACCTGCTGAATTATTAGGTCACATTACTACTCAAGATGGAAGAAAGATTCCTCACTATAAAGTAAAAACTGAAACAACCATAATCAATATCGATACTGGCGCTGAGTATAATTCAGAAGAAGAAGCTCAAGCTGATATTGATAATCCAGGAACATCTACAACTGCTGAAAAAATTAGAAGAGACGTAAAAGTATTCGCCCCTTCTTTAGCTGATATGTTAGGTGTAACTCCAGAATAATTAAGCGCTACAAGCTTCACATTCCATATCTGAATCTAAACCTGTTACCATAACAGTCGCATCGGAGTTATGTGGCTTACCTTGAATTGTATGTATATGAGGACCTTTTTTGTGTTCCAATAATTCTTTTTGTAGTTTTTCGTTTTCTCTTTCCACTGCTAATAAACGTTCGTGGTAACGACTCACCTTATCAGCAAGGGTAGCTATAGCCTTCAATACTTCTTGATTTTCCATAATATCTCCTTGATTTATAATTTTTGGGTGAGATCTAATTTAAACATGTGTACAAAATATATCAAGCAATCTTTTATAAATTGTTTTCTTGACACGTAATTCATGTTATGAAAGGGACAGAAAAAAGAATGAAAGCGCAAACAAACGTATTTGGCAGAATAGTAAAAAGATATGATATGCCTTTGGAGGCTATTGATGATTTAAATACTAAATATGAAAAACATAGAAAAGAACTTAAATCGTTTGGTCCAAGATTAGCTGGTAGATTAGATTCTGAAAAAGAGTTTACACATCTTATAGGGAAAACAGAAATATCTAAACATATAGTAGACTGTATGCATGATTATATTGAAACATTAGATAAAGTAAATTTATTTAAGGGACCTAAAGAATTAGAAATATTAAGTTGTTGGATAAATGATATGAAAGAAGGAGAATACAATCCTCCTCACACTCACCATGATAACACTGGTTGGTCTAGCGTAATGTTTTTAAAAGTCCCAGAATTTATTAATGATGTTAAAGACCCTCATAAATTTAGAGATGGTCAATTAGGTTTTACAGATGTCAATGGTACAAACATGACATGGATGAAACCTAAAATAGGTCATTTTTATATATTTGAAGCAGGCCATCAACATTGTGTTATGCCTTTTAAAACAAAGATAAAAGGTGAAATTAGAAGGTCTATGTCTTTTAATTTTATACAAAAAATATAATGTTAAATAAAAAAATTATATTTTGTGCAAGTAACAAAGATATGGTTGACATATGGCCACATCCTGAACCTGCTTCAAGAGTTATTCCAGATGAATATAAAAAATTAAAAAGATTTAAAAATAATGATTTTCATAATCCGACAGTGAAAACCTGTATTCCTTTTTTAGATTCATTAACCATGGGCTATATTATTTCTTTCGATCAAGATTATCTCGTTGATCCTGTTGAAAATGATTTTGTCATAACACCAGCTAATAAAGAACAGCAGGATGTTGGATATCACCATCAAAGACAACTACCTAACGAATGGCAAAAAACTACGGGTGAGAATGCAGGTAAATTTATCAACAAATGGTTAATTAAAACACCACCTGGATACAGTTGTTTATTTGTAAAACCGATGAATAGGATAGAAAGTCGTTTTGAAATTATACCAGGTGTTGTTGATACAGATACTTATATTAACATAATAAATTTTCCTTTTATTTTACACAAAAGAAATGAACAATTTTTAATAAAAAAAGGCGAGCCAATGGTTCAAGTTATACCCTTTAAACGTGAGTCATGGAAAATGTGGAGTGGTTTTTATTTTGAAAAAGCACATAACAAAGTTTTATCAATGTTAAGAAGCGAGTGGGTGGACAGATATAAAAAAATGTTTTGGGCAAAAAAAAATTTTAAATAATTATTTTAGTAATTAAGAATGATTTGGATCGTAATCTTGCCAAGTTTTTGACCAAGAAAAAGAAAAATTATCCTCTGTGTTGTTAGAATCTGCAGCTAACCAAGCATCTAATTGAGTTTTAAATTCGGCTGCCTCGGCTGTACGGTATTCAGTTACTGCTTCTTCAATTTGTAATTTTCTTACCTCAGCCCAAGTTAATAAATCAGCAATCGTGGTTGATCCTACTGCATCAGATGTGGCACTAAGAATTGTGCTACCTGTCATCATACCAGTGCTCGGATCTTTTAATTGTATTTCATTTTGTCCTGCTAAATTGTTCCAAATAACATAATGATAATTGTTTGGACACCAACCATCTACCCAATTTTTACCTTTGTCGGCCCATTCAATATGAAATGAATCATCAACTTTTATACTATCATTATTTGAAATTACTATTTGATCAGCCATAGATTATCCTTAATGTTTTATAATATAGTTTACAACTACAAAAGGTGAAAAAGAATTAGTTCCTGAACCCGTCACTGTTCCAGTCAGTGTTCCAGACAAAGTGTGTGCGTGATTATGACCCGTTCCTGATCCAGCGTTATTCATGGCTAAATTTGAGGTAGCATCTGTATTTGCTCCTCTTGTGACACCAGCTTGTTCATTGTCGGCTCCGTTAGTATAAAATGGATTGGGATAATTTGTATTGTGATTATGTGAAGATAATTGTGCAGTTGTAAGAGAGGTGTTACTTATATTACCAGTAACTGTGACTGCTTGGTTGTTAGTTACAGCAACTGTCACTGTATTTGCACCGCCTGTACCAGCTAAGTTATATGTATTACCATCATACCCTTGTGGCATTTTACCTTGTAAGTTAGGAACGTTAAAAGTTGTTGAACCATCACCGTTTCCATAAGTTGAGGCAATTACAGCAAATAAATCCGCATATGTACTTCTTGATACGGCACTGCCATCACATAATAAATAACCTGCTGGAGCCGCAGCTTTTGTCCAAGGCTTGATTGCGCCTACTTCACTTCTGTTTACTATATCTTGTAAGTTAGCCATAATTAATCGTTATACTTTAATAACCAACCATTGTCACTGTCATAAAACACCAATGCTATGCCTGCTCGGTTAGTTGAAATTGTTAAATCTGCTGCAGTCCCTTGAATCTTTTGACTGTTTCTTCCAACAGTAATATTGTTTGTAGCTGCTGTGCCATGTGAATCAATAATCTTTACTTGAGCACCTATAGATGGAGAGGCAGGTAAAGTTATTGTTACCGCAGCGCCAGATGTATCAACAAAAATGTTATCACCAGAAGACGCAGTGTACGCACCAGACTTTTCAATCCAAGCTTCACCTAAACCAGCTAAAGTAAATATATCATACCAGTTTGTACCGTCTGTAGATACTAATCTGTATTTACCATTTGTAATAGTAACAGTGTTTCCTGTAGCACCTAGTCTAGCAGATATATCAGCGCCACCAGAAATGTTGTTATAAATTCCATAAGTTTTTTGTGTAGCTGGAAACTGCACTGTATGAGCTGTAGAAACTGTTCCTGTAAAAATTAATTGGTTTTGTCTTGCTTCGTTGTTTGCTTGAGATTGTGGACCATCGCCGTTTGTTAGCGTTGTTGAAGTCCCTGTAGTAATTGCTTTAGAATAAACACCAGCAATTGAATATTCAAAAACTTGAGAGAAGTTATTATTCGTAATAGTACCCCAAGTACCCGAATTCTCTCCTGATGTTTGTAGCTCTATTCGTAAGCCAGTTGAATAAGTTGAAGTCATTTAATCTCCTAATAAAGTTTTAGTTATTATTTTAAAGTTTGTCAAAACTTTTATGCGGCTTCATGAACTTCTGTCCAACTTATATCCGAGTTAGAATCATCTACAACTGACCAAAAAGTCCCTTGTAAAGTTCCAGTTGTGCTTGTAGCAGAAACGCCAGTCGGTGTAAAGCTAACATCTGTGCGAATATTTAATGCTCCTATATTTGATGTGATAGAAACACTTGGTGCTTCATAGCTAGTTTCTTGTGTTTCATCTCCTAAAGAAAGTGTTGTTCCAATACCAGTTACAGATATATTCTGATCTGTTGCTGGTGTCGGAGTTCCTAATGCCGAGGTCAGTGCATTACCAGAAGAGGATACATCAATTGATATACCAACATTAGGTGTCCCTAAAGAAACATCAAGTTGAGGTTCACTTGCTGCAACAACAGTAATCGTTGCATCACCTGTAATAGAAAAAGTTCCTATTGAAGAAGTAGTAGATACTCCAGTAACAAATACTGATGTGCCAACAGTACCAACACTAGATGTAAGAGAAGTTCCTGAAGGATTTATTTGAGCAGTACCAACAGCAGTAATAGTTCCAGCAGTTGATGTTAAACTGGTACCAGTTACAGATATATTGCAATCAACGGTAACTGTCTCAGTACCTAGAGATGACGTGAGGCCATTACCTGTAACAGAAACAGGTGCTTGTTCGTTCCAGGCACCACTGCTCCAAGTTTCTCGGCCCCATCCTTGGATAGAGGCCATAATTTATTCTCCTATGCGATCCTTAAAATTGCAGCAGTTGCCTCAGCAGCAGGGAACGTAATTGTAAATGTTCCTGAAGTTGAAGATTTAACTGCACCAAAATCTAGTACACAAACAGATGCATTGGTAGTCAAACCAGATACAGTTGAACTATTATAAATTACAGCAGCTTGTGCTGAAATAGTTGCACTTGTAAATGATATATCACTAAAATCACAAACGGCAGTATCTGATGATAATGTTGGCGTAACAGATGTTAACGCTCCACCACCCTCAGAATATGTTCCTGAATTTGCTACTTCATCAGTTTGTTGAAAAGCAGTTGTTGATTTGCT